AGTTTAATAATACAAAACCTATCACAAAAATAGTAGGGTTTTTGTATGAGGGTAAAGCAAAAATACACGAGGAGGAAGAATGATTGATGTAATGTTAAGCAAAGCAACAGAAGGTATGTTGATTGCAGAATTATTAAACAGAAAAAACGAAAAGGAAGTGCCTTTGTTTATGGGTAAAAGTATTGTGTTGCCTAATGGACAACTGCAATTACTTGCAATACTTCCTAACATACAAGTGCTTACAACAACTAATTTAGAAGAAGAATGATTTATATATTTAGATGTTGGTTAGTCGGACACGTTGAAGTTACAAAGAACGAGCCATACATAGGCACAGGAGATAGACCAATGTGTTATACTTGTTATGACATAGCTGAAGATGGTAGTTCATAAGTGTATTTAAAAGAAATGCGTTTAGCAGATGAAAGAATATTAGATAAGAAACCTGATCTTCGCATTTTATCTTTAGGTGCAGGTGTGCAATCAAGCACATTACTTATGAAAATATACAATGGTGAGATAGCACCTGTTGATTATGCTATATTTGCAGACACAGGTAACGAACCTCAAGAAGTATATGAATGGTTTGAATTTTTAAAAGAAAAAGTAAAAGATAAAATTAAAATATTAATAGTAAGGGAAGATAGAAACACAGGAGATATAGCAAAAGATATTATGTCGCCAACTGGATTTTTTGCTAGTATTCCTGTTTATACAATTAATAAAGATCAATCAAAAGGTATGACACTTAGAACTTGTACAGATAGATATAAAATACAACCTATAAATAAAAAAGTTAGACAATTATTACAAGTAGAGAATTTAAGAGGTAAAGTTGTTGAGATGGTTATGGGTATTTCTTTTGATGAAATACAAAGAGCAAAATATCCACCTAATAAATGGGCTGTCCATTGTTATCCTTTAGTTGAAAATAAAATTACTAGGCACGATTGTTTACATTATTTTAAAACTTTGGAATTTCCAACACCACCAAGGTCAGCTTGTATTATGTGTCCATATCACAGCAACGAAGATTGGCAAAGGTTTAAAGAAGAACAGCCTGAAAATTTTAAATTTGCAGTTGAATTTGATGATAAATTAAGAACTAATAAAGAAAGTCAGTTTGTAAAAAAATTAGGAACAAAATTATTTATACATAATAGTAGAGTTCCATTAAAAGACATTGATTTTAAAAAAGAAAAAAAAGTTTATCAAGGTTCTTTATTTGATGATGAATGTGAAGGGTATTGTGGTGTATAAATGACAAACAAGTATGCAGGTTATCACGAAAATCCTGGTGGTGTAGTACAATCAAATGAGTGGTACACACCACCTGAAATATTTACAGCACTTAAAGTCAATTTTGATTTAGATGTAGCTTCTCCTATAAATCCTATACCTTGGATTCCAGCAGAAAAACATTTTAATAAAAATAATGATGGACTTACACAACTTTGGTATGGGTTTGTTTGGTGCAATCCACCTTACGGCAGAGAAACAGGATTATGGTTAGAAAAATTTATAGAACATCATAACGGAATAGCATTAGTAAATTCAAGAACAGATACTAAATGGTTTCATAATTACGCAATTAAATCTGATGTAATATGTTTTGTTAAAGGTAGGTTAGCATTTTATAAACCACATAAAGTTAATCAATTAATTCAAGGTCAGTCTGCTAGTACAGGTACATTGTTATTAGGTTGTGGAGATAAAGCTATACAAGCAATACAACAAGCTGATTTAGGTTATGTTGTTGTAAATAACTAAACTATTTTGTAGTTATCCCAACCATCTTTATTAACTGTAAAACATAACACACCAGGATCGTTCCACAGTCCTGTTCTTGCAGTAAAGTCTTTACTTGCATCTATGCTTGGACATTGAAACCAAGTACGCTTACCTTGTTTATATACTCTTGGGTGATGATAATGTCCTGTTACAAGTATCTCGGCTGCTCCACTAGGTAGCCAACCCATAGCTTGACCTGCCCACCACTTCATAATCTTACCTTCTGGACCTGCTCCACCACCTGTCATATGTCCGTGTGTAATAGCTACACCTTTACCTTTTATATCTAACAAGTGATGATAGTCAGTAGGTAGTATGACCTTTACTTTGTCATATCTTTTATTCTGTGCAAGTATCTCTTTGACTACTTCAAAGTGCATCATATCAGAGTTGTCTAGTCTATCTGACAATACTTGTCCTTTACCAGATCGTGTCATCTCTCCGTGATTACCACCAATACCACATACTGTTAGCTTGTCTGCGTAAGGTAAAAATATATCAATAGTTTTCATAATTAATCTTCTTGCTAATTGATACTGTTGTGATAGCGATAACTCTATGTTAAAAGGCATAGAACTATAGAAAGATTGGTCACAATTTTCTGTAAGATCGCCTAAACCTAGTAAATATATCTCATCTATCTCTGTACCTGTCTTGCGTAGTGCCTTAACTTGATTTACACCCTTAATTAGAGCTTCCTCGTAGCGTTTAAGGGTATTTTCAACGCCATAATCAGCTTTACCTAACTGCCAATCAGCCATTGTCCATACAAATGCAGTATCTCCACCATAATCTGTGTCTTTTAACTTAGGTTTTCTACTGTATTCCTTAACAAGTTTGTCAAAGTACTGGTCTAATGCAGGATTCTTACGCTTTACAACCCCTTTAAATGCAAAAAAGGTGGTCGTTCTGCCACCTTTTAGCTGTCCTTCCCAGCTACTAGCCTTTACATTACCCTCAATGGTAAAGTATTTGGGATCAAATCCCCAACCTTTTAGTATTTCATCATACTTATTCTTGTAATCAGGGTCAGTACCTACATAAGTTACTTCACCTTTGCCTGTCTTTTCATCAAACTCTATTGATGGTTGCCAACCAGACTTGTAATAATTATTACCTAATTCCTGTGTCATATTTAGCCCTTTCTGTTGTGCTAATTATACACAGGATATAGGACAGAATCTACTTAGTGATTTGTTTTTTAGCGTATGTCTTAATGACTGCAAGTGCAGCACCACCACCAGCTAATGCAGCTAACTGAAGTGTTTCAGCTTCTACACCAACTAATGGAGCAACTGTTAACGCACCTATGAACGCTTCAATAAAGGTCCAAGCAGTACGCTCAATCATATCTTTGAGTTCTTCACTCATTTTATACTCCCACGAATCAGACCAAGGTGTCCACCATACATCCTTCTTGAATGTACCATCCTGGTTTCTTGCTCTTTTCAATCTTTCAAACATTATGTTATCAATCTCCCTTTCAACATAGCATTACCTGTCAAAACATTACCATTTATTTCCTGTAATTTATCATAAACTGTGGTAGCTAAAACAGTATGATCTTTAGCTTTGTTATCTACATCTTTATTTAATAAATTGTTTATTGTTGTGTATTCTATGCTGACATCTTTACCTTGTAGTAATTGACCTGCTACTTTTGCATACATTTTTTTGTATGCCACAGTACTACTGCCGATAAAGCCATCTTTACTTATCTCTAAATCTTGTTGTGTTTCTCCTACAATTAAACAACCTGATGTATGTTCATCAGTATTGCCTGTGTGTATAAGTATATAGGTAAAGTTAGGCACATCTTGTATATGTAACATACCATAATGTGCGTTCTTGTATCTCTCTGTGTACTTTGCGTGAAAGCCACCAGTCTTTCTAAACTTAATATCATATGTACCTTCTGGTATGCAAGTTTCGTGCATTACCTTTACTGCTTGGTACTGATCCTCTAATGTATAGCACTCAAAAATACCATTTATAAATAGCAACCCATTAGTTGCATCTGTTCCAAATTGTGTTCTAACTACAGTTAACTTCACCTATACCTCCATATTTACTATTACAAATAGTTATATGTGTACCTGCTTCATTAATGTAGGTTACACACATTATCTACCACCACAGCATCCACTACCACAGCAGTCCATACTATTCTCCTTTTCTAAAACTAATGGTCAATAACCAAATAGCTAATGTAATTATAGTAGCTAATCCTGTAACTTGCTGTGCAGAACCAGTTAGTGTAAGCGTAGCAATAACTAAACCAACCAAAGTCCAACTAAGGTTAAGTGTTTCTTTTATTGCTTCTACAAACCAGTTCCAAAGTTTGCTAATCATAGACTTCTCCTAAATACAAAAGCTGCCATACTAGCTATTCTAGTCAAGATTACAGGAACTACGACCTCCTGTGCTTTTTCTTTTTGGTCTTGTGTCATATCATCTCCTAAATTGCTTATAGTTATACCTTCAAAATCTAAATCTACAAATGTTTCTATTGGATTTTCTAAAAATGCTTCGTACTGTACTTCTGTAACTACATCAGCAAGTGTGTAGTTCTCTACATCTGCATTTTCTACAGCTCTTTGTACATATTCCTCTACTGCTTCAGCTACGACTTCATCTTCTTTGACAGCTTCAGCAATAATCTCAACATCATCTTCTTCTACTTGTAATACTTCTGCTACTACTGCAACCTGTTCCTCTGTAAGTTCCTCTACATTTTCTATAGCTTCTTCAACAACAGCTTGTACAACTTCTTGTACTTCCTCTGTTGCTTGATCTAAGTTTTGTACACCAATGTCATTAACTTGTTCTATAACTTCTATGACTTCTTCAGTAGTAACTTCTTCTATGACAATATCTTCTATGACTTCTTCTACTTCAGCAACCTCTACAGCTACTTCTTCTTCTGTGAGTTCTACAGGTTCTATGACTTCTTCTTGTATATCCTGGTCTTTGACATCTTCCTCTTGAACTGTATCTTCTCTGATGATGTCATCTCCTGGTATCTCTTTATCCAACTCATCTTCTATAATTTCTTCCTCAATAATTATTTCTATTTCTTCTAGTAGCTCAATAACTTCTTCTTCAATAATAAATTCTTCTTCAAGTTCCTCAATGTCAATCTTATCTTCCTCTTTAAAAGTATTTTCTTCTTCCAAAGGTTCAAGTTCTTCCACTTCATCTTCAAGCTCCAGTTCCAGTACCATATCATCATCATCAGGAAGTTCTTCTTTGGTATCGTATTCTTCTTCATCAACAATAATTATAACTTCTTCTTCTAGTTCTTCCTCTGGTATATCACAATCTCCACGCTCTATCTGTGCATCAGTCATATAACAACCAAACTTTTCTTCGTTAGCTTTACGCTCATTGTCACGCTCTACTGTGCCATCTTCTAGTTCGTGTTCTTGATATTCACCAACAGAACCATCTTCCATTACAACCTCAAACTTTTCAGGTTCAGGTGGTGGAGGTGGTGGTTCAGGTGGTGGTGGTGGCAAAGTTGTAGTAGTTGTTGTAGTTGTAGTAGGCATAACATACTTAAAAGATATGTCATCTAACAATGACCAGTCATTAATTGTTATAGTAAAACTTTCTATAAAAGTATCTA